TTTTCTTTTTTGCCAACTAATATCATCTGATATATCATATAATGTAGTTGGGCTACCGTCTTCTGATTTTCTTAGTCCTCGTCCAATGCTTTGAAGAACTCTGATCTGGCTCTTCGAAGGTGACGCAAAGATAATATTGTGTAGATTCCTAATATTAATGCCAGTACTAAAAGTACCCAAAGATGCGACAATGATAGCATTTTTCTGTTTCTCCACTATTGCTCTTATCTCTTCACGATCAGTTGCACTAACATTACCGCTTACAAAGAATACTTTTCTATTTTCATTTACTTTATTATCTATAAGTTCAAATAAAGGCTTTCCGTGCTTTTCAACGTAATTATACAGTATAAGTGTATTGCCATTTATGTCAAGAGCTAGATTACGTATAAATTTATTTCGCCACACATTTCCTACAATATAATCTATTTCTTCCTGGTAAGTTCTTTTACCAAATTCTTTACATACTTTTCTATCATATTGTAAGACAATTCGTTTAATCTTGAGCTGTGCAAGCGTATCGTTGTCTTGTAGTGATTTTGTTGTGGTAACGCGATATATTTTACCGAATAGTCCTTGGAGTACGAGTTCATGTGTTTGAGCTCCATCTAATGTACCTGTTGTTCCGAATCTGTATTCAGCTTCAGAAGCTTTGTTCATAATTGACATAAGTGATTTTGATTTAAAGCCGTGACATTCATCACCAACTACCATACCAAACTGTGCAAACCAATCTCTTGGTAGTTTATATATTGATTGCCACGTACTAATACAAATCGCATTTTCAAATACTTTATCTTTACCAGAATAGATTCTATGTATTGCACCTTCCGGACAACCATAGTCTACGAAATCTTTATACATTTGTTCTACAAGAGATGTTGTAGGTACAATCACTAAAGCTCTGCCACCTTGCGGATATTTGTATCCTGTGGTTAAACGTGTTAACCAATACATCGCGAGTATGTATATGATAAGAGATTTACCAGAACCTGTAGGAGAAAGAAGAACACCACGTTTACGATGTATTCCAGTTGATACAGCGTCAAACTGATAGTCACGTATTTCGTATGGTAGCTTTAAGTTTTGTACAAACTTATATAGATCTTCTACATTGACTTTGTTATGATCGTCAGGCTTACCATACTTTGATTCATCGCATACAATTTCATATGCACGACGTTCTGCAAATTCTAATAGATGTGGATAAAGACCAGCGGGTAATTCGCCAGACATCACTGAGAACAAACGGATTTTTCCATCCCACATACGATTACGATATGCAGGCATGAACTTATAGCCAGGAACATAAAAGCTAAAAAATTCATTTAACTCTTGTGCTGTACCACTTTCACACTGAATGTGAAGGTTAGCGTGATTTAGTTTCCTGACTCGAATTGTTTCCATTTGATTATATTTGAAATCGTCTGATGACGCCAATTAATATTATTAATAATGTCTGTTAGTGTATCTATAACCGTCTTATAATACTGTATTTTTTCCTCAGACTTTTGTATCTCAGGATCACTATCATAATAATATTCCATCTCGCCTTTCAATATTTTTAATCCATTGAAAGGATCTGGGTCCCAACCTTTTTCTAATATTTCTTCATGTGACATCTTACCATTATACCAAAGCCACTTATCTTTCAACAAAGTTTTTTGCTGAAACTCTGCGCGCTTTAGCTGTAGTTTAAATGTCGAGAGAAGTTCTAGATACTTGGCATGCAAGAGAGGTTGTTCTCGAGATGACTCATCAAGTTTGTTTGAATTAATCTCACAGTCTTTCGACCACATTTCATGTATAGCTTTCAAATCAATCATAATATAATTATAACATAGTTATTTTAAAAAGTAAACTGTTTATTACACCTTCGGATACTTTGTTTTTATTTCTGCTACTTTAGCACGCCAGTTCGCTTCGTCATCGTATATCATATGTAGTTGATCTTCCCAACTACCTAAGTCTTCCATATAAGCTGCTTGTCTTTTTGCGATTATAATTTGATTCTGTTCTGCAGAGTCGTTACCAAAAGTGTAATCAGCCATTAGACTAACTCCTCCAGTTTATAATATATTGCTGAACCCTTTGCTCCAGCTTGATGTGTAAACAATATTTGCACATATATACTAAAGTAACCAGCATTACTACTAGATCCAGATGCCTGTACGTTTAAAGTTGAAACATAGCTGCTGTGGCTCCACGCAAAAGTCGGCCCATTACCATCCGCATGAGCGTGTGAAGTACCATTTGTAGGAGATGCACCGTTGTAATCAATAGTTCCTATTACATGGTTTGCACCGCTACCAGTAGCATTCGTATGACCACCTCCCCAGCATATCCAGTTAACTCGACCATATACCTCACTATTACTTGGTATGAGATCATCAGCATAATCCAACATGGTGTATCTAAGAATGTCTATTCCAGTATTTGCTGAAGGTGCCAAGTAAAAAACATTCTGATACATGTATTGTTGACGTTCTCTTAAAGCCTGCACTGCTTGGCTACCAGTTATATTACTAGCAATTTGTACCAAACCACCTTTTCTTATTTGTGCTGCATTGACAAAAGGAGGTGCTGTTGTACCAGCAGAATCTGTCCATCCAGAGTGCTGTAGTGTTGTACCTGCTTCGACAGATAAAATAGGATTAGCCGAACTATCTCTAAATGTACTTCCAGTTCCACTGATAGATAATACTTGTGCAGAATCCAAGCCGGCTGCGTCAGCAGTATGTGTCAATCTTAGATTGCTTGCATTACCAGTTTCAGTGGTACTTAGTATATCTGATATGTCTCTAGTTCTTGACATTATGTTGCCTTACTATGCTGAGAATGTTCCATTGCCCGTAAATGTGTAAATATTAAAATTGCCATCCTGAGTTGCTGTTACTGTACCGGTAGTTGTTAATGTTGATAGTGTTCTTACAATGAGAACTCCATCACCACCACTTCTATCCGTGGATCCACTACCAGCTCCTCCACCACCGCCACCTCCGCCAAGACCGTCGGTTCCTTTTGTGGCAGTTCCACCTACGTTATTGGCACCATTGCCTCCACCACCAGCACCACCAGTACCAGCTCCGGCATTGTGTGAACCACCTCCACCTCCGCCGGCATAAGTCACTGATGCACCTGTAATAGAATATGCTAATCCTGCACCACCAACTGATGTATTAGCACCATTACTAGTATTATTAGAAGCATTACCACCTGCAGCACCCGCACCTCCTCCACCTCCAGCTGGAGAGTTACCGATCTCTCGGCCATAACCACCATTATTACCTTGTCCTGCAGTTCCTAAGCCACCGGTTAATATCGCTCCTCCAGTTGTAGCGTTAGCACCACCACCACTTCCAGAACCGCCATCTGAGCCACCTTTACCAGATCCAATAGTAGCTCCACCGTCACCGCGGGCACCACCAATAGCAGTATAACTTACTCCAGTTGCTGTAAGAGTTGTATTTCCTCCAGAAGTTGCAGATCCTCCACCGGCACCAATTACAACCGTGTATGTTTTACCACCATCAATTTCTAATGCAGAACCATTTGGAGTTTTTGGTGTTTCTGATCCATAATAAAGTAGTCCGCCTGCTCCACCACCACCAGAATTACCGCCGCCTCCACCAGCAACCATCAGAATTTCAGAAGTAACTAAACTATTTGTAGAGAACCTTCTATAGTATCTACCTTCACCGACGAACATAGCATTCGATGAACGAGAGAAGATAAGATCTCCCGAATCACCAGTTAAATCTGCGCTTGGTAACAATCCATCTGATTCTATAAATGATACAGATGCGCCACCAATACCTGAAAAGGTACCTAAATTTGCTGCAATTGTGCGAGACTTACTCATTTAACTACCTATGCGTAAGGTGAATCACCAAGTACGGATGTATCCCATGCAGCCTTAAGTTCTGCAATTGTTTTTGCACTATCAATAGCACTTGCAGCAGGTGCATCACGTAATGCTTTTTTCTTGTTTACTGATGCAGTTTTTGCAGATGAATCATCCGCTTCCATAGCGCGCATGTATGTTACATCTTCTGCTTCAAGTAAAGGCTTACGAGCCTCACGAACTTTATCTTTAAAAATTGTTTTTGCAGTTGCTAGATCCTCACTGATGACATCACCAGATAGAGACCATGCACCACGAAAATGACGATCAGATGGTATAGTTTTAAGAGTAGAAGCATCTACTGATTTACCATCCTTGTCGATAATATGAGTTGTCATTTTACTCTCCTATGCAGCTTCTTTGTTATTTATATTAATATTAGGATCTATCTTCCAAGCATTTCGCCACTCTCTTGTTTGTGGTAGTTGCTCTTTTCTACAGATAACTATTTTTGGTTTATTGCCTTCATTCCAAGTTTTCCATACGTGTCTTGGAATGTCTTTCATAATGAGATACTCTATTGCTTCTTCCTCACTCATGGAAGGAACTGGTTCTGTTTTATGTAATAGATAACCACGAGTATGTTTCTTAAAATCTGGTTTTGCCTCGTCATCTGCAAGTTCATGATATACCCAAACTGGTGGAAGAATACCACCACTCATTGCGCATGCCATCCAATTCGGATCTGGTACTAGTACCTTTGCAGGTTCATCAACGTTATCTTCAAAGACAACACGATAGTCTGACTGATGTGGTTCAAGGTTATCCTTTGCCCAACACAGTCTGTCAAATAAATGTGTATTCTTAAATTCAGGTATTTTCATTATGCTAAGTCTCCCATACAAATAGAGGTGCCAATATCCCAATCAGCATCGCCGCCCTCAGAGCCATTTCTTCCCATGA